TGAAAACACTACCCGAACCGACCAGCCTTCTCTGCGATATCACTCACCGGGAAATGCTCGATTGGATGGCCGATAACGGCATATTTTGTTCGCCCGACAAGATGGCGCGGATTCTTCAGGAAGCGCAACGCCGCGCCCTCGCCGACCAGGCCAAGCGCGATGCAGCGATGGACAGGATGGTTGCGGATGCGGAAGAGCTTGGGCTGTACGACATGGAGGCCCCAAGTGATCGGTGAGGTGCGAATCATCGACGGTGAGTGGGTAGCCCTCACCGACTGGTATCCGCCAGAAACAAGGCCGGTTCGCGTCGGAACTTACGAAAGCGAGATATACGACGGTGGGTTCACGTATGACTGGTTCGTGATCTGGGATGGGCGTCACTGGCGCGACAAGTTCGGGATGAGTCTGATTGATCAAAACATAACCTGGCGGGGCCTGACGGAGTGTGTAGATGAGTGATTACCTGTTACTGGCCAAGCGCCTGAATGTTTTTGCCGCCCTACTCGATCCGCAAAAGATCGCAGGCCATTACAACCAGGCGGCAATCATGCGTGAGGCAGCGAAAGCAATCCGGGAGCTGGTCGCCGCACGCGAGAATGACGCCCGTCGGATCGAGACGAGCAATCGGGAGGCTGTGTGAAGATCATTCAACGCGGCACTCCGCCCAGCGAGCGCGAATGGAAATTCTCATGCACGCATTGCAGGACGATTTTTGAGTGCCTGCAAAGCGAAGGCCGTCTCACGTCCGACCAACGAGACGGAGACGCGCTGTCGATCCCATGTCCGGTCTGCGATCGAACCTGCTACGGGAGCCCGAAATGAGCGACCGCCAAACGTTCCGACTAGTCCACGCAACGGCGCGTCAAATGGCAAGCCGCGCCGTTATCAACGCGCCTGACGGATTTATTTGTGAAGTGAAGCCCGCAACTCGCTCCATTCTGCAGAACGCTCGCCTCTGGGCAATGCTGACCGACATATCGCGTCAGGTCGAGTGGCACGGACTGAAGCTCGCGCCGGAAGACTGGAAGCACATCTTCAGCGCGGGACTCAAGAAGCAACGAGCGGTTCCTGGCCTTGATGGGGGCTTCGTAGTGCTGGGCCAATCGACAAGCAAGATGACGAAGGCGGAAATGTCTGAGTTGCAGGAGTTGATGAGCATGTTCGGCGCTGAGCATGATGTGCAGTGGAGCGAGCCAGCATTGCAGGGCTATGAAGAACTGGCGCGAGGTGTGGCATGACGATCCGCAAATACTGGCAACGCCACCCGATCCAGATGCGCCTCATGGCGTTGGTGCTTCTCATATTCCTGCCAATCCTGTTTCCGATGCTCGCGGCGGTTATGGCTGATTGGCGTGGCATCGCCCGCGACTGCGCAGAGCAATACCGTGATGCGTGGCGCGCACTGACGAGGGGCGAATGATGGCGCTCACACGAAAGACGCCCTTGTCCCGTAAAAGCTCACTCCAGCGCAAGCCATGGAAGTCCAGCGTAACCGACCAACCCGACTGGCGATCAGAGTTGAGGGCGGGAGGGATTAAGCGGAAGGGGCGGCCCGCTGCGAACAAGGCTGAGAAGGCGCATATGGCGGCGACGGCGGCGCTGACTTGTGTTGTGTGCCGCAACGAGGGATTGGGCGAGTCGCCGGCCGAACTGCATCACCCGCGGTTCCTGGCTGGCGGCGGGCAGCGCTCTAGTCATATGAACGTGATCCCGCTGTGCGCCTTGCATCATCGCCTCGGTTCATGGGGAATTGCGTACCACGCGGGCCCGGAAGAGTTTGAGCGTCGGTATGGCACAGAAGCCGATTTGCTTGCGCAGACGAAGCGCGAGCTTGGGATTGAAGAACAACAAGAGGAGGTTGCTTGAACATACTGATCGGCTGCGAAGAATCAGGAACCGTGCGCGATGCGTTCGCCGCTCTCGGGCACAAGGTTCTCTCGTGCGACCTGATGCCGACACGCTCGAATGGTCCGCACTACCAAGGCAACATTTTCGACGTGATCGACTATCCGTGGGACTTGGCGATTTTCCACCCGCCCTGCACTCACACGTCTGTCAGCGGCGCCCGTCACTTTGCTGAGAAGTGGATGGATGGCCGCGGTGCTGCCGCCGTGTCGTTCTTCATGAATCTGGTTCGCAGGTCTGCCCACATACCGCGGACTTGTTTCGAGCAGCCGGTATCGATCATGAGCACGCTATACCGAAAGCCGGACCAGGTGATCCAGCCGTGGCAGTTCGGGCATGGCGAGACCAAAGCTACGTGCCTTTGGCTGAAGGGGCTGCCGTTGCTTGTACCAACTCAGATAGTAGATGGGCGCGACGATCGCATTCACAAGATGGCACCTGGCCCGGATCGAGCCCGCGAGCGATCCAAGACGTATGACGGCATCGCAAAGGCAATGGCAGACCAGTGGTCATGGACAAACGACAGGGAGAAGGCAGCATGATCGACATCGACAAAATCGAACGACTCTTGCAGGCGGGAGTCTCCCACAGCGCTGATATTGCCGCCCTCATCGCAGAGGTGCGGGCGTTGCGGGAGACGATCAAGCGCCAGGCTTCCGCCGCTCGCATGGGCATGGATGCAGCGAAGGCTGGCGGTGCAATCATGCTTGAGCTAGCCACGCAAGCCCGCGCCGAGTCTTCGCCCGATGTACTTGCGTCCGAGCGCGCCATGAATGCCGTGCTGACGGAGGAAAACGAGGCGCTGCGGCAAGAGTTAGGCGCATGGCAATCCCGCTTTCCTGCGCATGTATATCGACCGCAAGACGAATGCGTAGCGAATCGCTTCTGGCTGGAGCGACGCCAACCCGACGAGGAACCGAAATGAACCCCCTCTACCTGATCGCAGCATACCTGCTAGGCGCTATATCGTTCGGCGTGTTCGTGCTGGTTGTGATGGTGCGGTTGCACAACAAGCCGCCCAGCATCACCATGAACGCACGCAAGCCAGTAGACGTCCCATGCCACGAGCGGAAGTATCGCGGGAAAGAAACAACGGTTGTGGTGCCGTCGTGGGAGAGGGAGGAAGGGGTGCGGTACGAATTCATGAACATGACTGGGTTGGAGGATAAGTGAACCACGAGCAAATGAGCGGCAAACACATCGATACGCTGATCGCGCTGGTTGAGCGCGGGCCATTGGATGACGGCAGCGTTCCCAGCAAATCGGGCCGCAATGATCTGGTAGATGCGGGGCTGGCAGCGCGCGTCATCGTCAATGGCGAGGACGGATTTAACGCAGCGACATATGCAGGACGGGAGGCCTATCTGGCGATGTTCGGAGCCGACACTATCCGAGAAGGCACTGCAATGCGTCGCGCCAGGAATGCGATTAGTGAGGCGCAGTACACAGCTAGAGGCGGCAAGTAAAACGCACACGTACTGGCGTGCCATAGCACAACGTGGCACGTTAGTACACCTTAATTGTGCTAAAATATTGCAACTTAAAACGGGGAAGTGCGATGCCTAGTTTCTCAGGATTCAGACGTCGTGAAGCGCGAGCGATTAACTCCGGCAATCTCCGTTGGAGTGACCGGGAGGCGACCGACGCGGACTTCATAGCCGCACGCGGACTGTCGGGCGAAAAGCTCGGCGCGCTGCTGGAGCGCTTGAAGTGGGGGCATGACCATCGCGTCTATGCCCGATGCGTGTACCTGCTTGGTGAGCGATTCTATGATCGCAAAAAGCGGAACGTGGTTAAGGCGCTTTGCCATACCGCTGTACGCGAGTGGCTCGACGAGAATTGCCGCAAGTGTGGCGGGCGCGGTCTGGAAATCGACAAGTTCCACAACATGACATCCTGCACCAAGTGCAATGGAACCGGTCTGCACCGATACGAAGCTTACGAGCGCGCCCACATGGCTAACCTGGCGGCCGGTTCATGGAGGAAATACGAGCGCGACTATGAAGCTGTTCTCGAATGCCTTCGTGGCGCTGTGTCCTCGCATACGGTCGGCGCGATGAAAGCGTTTGGGGCATTTGATGAGGTGGCGGCATGACAGAGCGCGAGCAATTCGAGAATCACTGGGTGAGCGACGTTCCTGAGATGTACCGCGCATCCGCGCTGGCTGAAATGGTCGCGAATCGAAGCGACGAGTTCGGGTATGAGCGCGATGAGATTCGCTGGGCATGGGACGCATGGCAGGAATCCCGTCGCGTTGCACTGCGTGAAATCAGCGGGATCCTGATGGACCAATCGCAGCCTCATCTGGCAGTCCGGATGAATGACGCCATGAAGCTCATCGACCGTACGCTGACAAACTCATGAAGCACCATGCCGAAATGTTCGCGGGACGATGGATGTATTTTGACAGCGATTTCTGCGGTTGGGGCGCGACATGGCGACTTGCCTACCGCGATTGGCTAGACCAGGTTCATACGGCAATCCTGATACAACTTCAGAGGGAGGCCCATGAAGCTAAGAAGGCGTAGGCGTCGCCAAGGTTTACTGAGCGCCCACAACATCAAAGGTCGCGACATTGGTGTATGGCGCGGGTGGGTGGAGTGGTCGAATGGCCGGACCCGATGGATACGCTATCCGTATTCAATGTTGTGAAAATAATTGTTGTAAACCCTTGCAGTGTTCTCTATACTGTGCACCTAGAGCAAGTAAATGACGTTTAGCCCGAGCCGGAATCGGATAGCGCAGACAGCCGCGAATCCCCGGAAACCAGCAGACGCCCTCGACATATAACGCTCCCAAGAATTACAAGGGGGAGTCGTCGCTCAAAGAATCCCAAGCCCGCCAGCCTAACCGCTCGCGGGCTTTTTCATTTCCGCCGCCATGAAATTCCCCGAACCCCAAGAGTCCCGCGCTTATGGGAACCCGGAGGATGTCTATGCGGCCAGACAGGAAGCAGCAGCTAACCGCGCCAGACGAGCGGCAGAGGCTGCGGCTAATGCGCCAGTCCCTACACGAAGAACGCTAACTGTCCGTAAGGGCTGGGCGGCTCGCAAAGCTGCTGAGTCTCTTTTCGATTTCCCCGCGGCTGCCTCCCAGTAGCCCGATTGTCCCGCCGTGGCGCAACGCCGCTCTGCCGGGAGAGTAAGCCCGGAAGAATTATGAACGCACAGCAAGTAATAGACAGCATCGAGAGCGACATTTCGCGCGTCCGTAATCTGGATGCTGCGCTGTTGGCATCGCTCATTAGCCGCTTGGACGAATTAAGGGGAATGTATGGCCGGGATGGTGCTGAAGGCGCAGGAACTGGACTACACCGATCTTGAGCGGTTCGGTCGCGTGACGATCGACTACGACAAGCGCGGCGTTGCAATCACAGTTGACGGCTTCGAGTTCTCCGACGCTGGCACATGTCGAGAGCATGTCGGCAAGGCTTTGGCGTGGGCGAGAAACGCGCTGGACGTCGAGATAGCCGCAATTCTCCTCGCTCCTGGCGGCCACATCAGGTCGTGCACCGACCTCGATCAGGAAATGCTTGATGAACTGCGTGGCGAGGAGCGGTGATGGGAATGAATCCAGTAGTGGCGTGGCTGATGTGGCTGGCGACTTGGAACATGGGCGCGACCCAGATGCTTCTGGACATGGCGGATCAGATGGAAAGCGATTCGTGAGTTACGGGCCGCTGTGTTTCTGGTGCGACCGGCCAACTAACGGCAGGCAATGCCATAACCCGTGGACGACTCCCGAATAGCCTCACCTGTACGAATTTCGGGCTTGTATCATTTTCTCGTACATCCAGGTTTTGGCGTACGCCAAATTCCGAGAAAGCCGGAAGAATGGCTTTGGGTAAGGCGTTTGGGGCGATAGTTCTCGGATTGGCGGAACAATCATGGGGTGCCGAATCTGGGCCGTACGCGATGCTAGCGATAACGGCGGCTCGGTGAGTAGGATTGGTTAGCGCCAGGTTCGAATCCTGGCCGCCCCGCCAGAGGAAAGCTCCGGTACGCAATCCGGCGAGCTGGTGCAAAGCCAGCGCCTTCATGAATGGCGGCTTAGCGAGCGTCGCGCCCGGTACGTATCATCCGTTCGCATAGGGAAACCGGGTAAGCCGCCATCCACGAAGGTGAAATTGAGCGACGCGCCTTCCGATAGGACGCCACTGCGCCATGCGGTCGCAACAAAGTAACTTTCCTTCTCATTGAAGCCAGCCATTGCGCTGGCTTTTTGCGTTTACGGCTTGGCTAGGGGGCACCCGAAGCCCGGATCGCTCGTCCGGTCGCCAAAGCCGCCAATTCGAGCGGCCTTAGAGCGAGGCGAGAATGAAAGAAATCCCCCTGACCCGTGGTCTCACTGCGATCGTAGACGACGCAGATTATGAGCGGCTGTCCAAATTTAAATGGCGAGCCGATGCGTGCGGTTATGCAGTTCGCGATATCCCTCATCCACGGCGGCCCGGAAGGAAAACTGTCGAGTTCATGCATCGCGCGTTGCTTGGTCTTCCCTTCGGAGATAAGCGGCAAGGCGATCATCGCAATACATGCCGCCAGGATAATCGGCGCGAGAATCTTCGGGTTGCGACGAATGCAGAGAACAACCGCAATAAGCGGCTGACGAAAGACAACACCAGCGGCCTCAAGGGTGCTTCATGGCATTCCAGAGACCGGAAGTGGCTCTCGCAGATACAGTTGAATGGCAAGAATGTCCATCTCGGCAGATTCGATAGTGCCGAAGAAGCGCATGCCGCTTACTGCAAGGCCGCTCGTGAGTTTCATGGCGAATTCGCGCGTGCTGCGTAGTTGAATCATCCTCCTCAGGCGTCGAATCCCCCCTCGTCACTTCACGACGATTTGCCCGCTGCATGCGGGCGCTTTCTATTCTGGTGCGGCATGGCTCGCAAACCCAAGGCTGAGCCGATCGCGTACCTCGAAATACCGCTGTTCCCCATTCCGATCTACGCGGGCCGGGTTCTCCTTTGCGTGACGCGGGATGAGTGGTCAAGCGTCGCGCATGCGTACGACAGCGATCCTGAAACGGACGGCTGTAAGGGCTTGGCAATTCGCCATGTGACCGACGAAGGCCGCACATATGTCATCGGGGTATTCGATGGCGCGGTCGATACGTTCGTTCACGAGCTGGCGCACACGGTGTTTCATCTGCTGGGCGACGTCGGGATTCCGGTTGAAGACGGCGGAGCGAATGAAAGTTTTACGTACCTGCTCGGCTGGTTGATGCGGGAAATCTTCCCCGTGTTCCAGGCGACGGCGAAACAATCAAAATTGCGTTAAGGGGAAACCGTGGATATTCGCGAGCTAAAGAAGGCGGTCAAAGAGCATGGCAGCGTCCGTGCCGCAGCCCGCGCGCTCGGTATCCCGGAATCTACACTCCGCAGCAAGGTCAAAATCCCGCTGTCGGAGAATGAGCGCAAGTTCCGCGACGACTGGACGGCTGACGACTGTATCGCCGAACTCCAGCGCATCGCGAAGATCGACGAAGACAAGGTAATTTCCCGGAACTACTTCCGTGTGCATTCGGACATCTCCGAGTCCACATGGAATAGGCACTTCGGTACGTTTCACGAATTCAAGCGCCAGGCTGGCATTGTTCTGTCGCGCCATGCGCACGGTCTTGAGCGGGCGATCGCCAAGCACGCCAGCAAGGATGTGCAACGCCGCATGAACGTTGAAAAGTCAGGGTGGGAAGACGCATACCTACGCCCCAGCTCGAAGCGCTTCCAGACGGTTCTGGTCGCGTCGGACATTCACGACATCGAATGTGATCCGTTCTGGCGTCGATGCTTCATCGACACCGCCAAGCGCGTGCAGCCGGAGAAGGTCGTCATCAATGGCGACGCACTGGATCTGCCTGAATTCGGCAAGTACGGCGTCGACCCGCGTGAGTGGGATGTGATCGGTCGCATCAAGTGGCTGCATGCCTTCCTTGAGGATATCCGCGCGGCTTGCCCAGAGACGGAAATCATCTACATCGAAGGCAACCACGAGGCGCGCCTGATTCGCCACCTTGGCGAGGCAACACCCGCACTGAAGGTGGTCCTGTCCGACTTGCACGGTTTCACGGTGCCGAAACTGCTGGGCCTTGACGCCTACCAGGTGAACTACATCGCCCGAATGGATCTAGCCGCGTTCAGCGAGAGGGACATGAAGCAGGAACTGGCGAAGAACTATCACGTCATGTACGACTGCCTGATGGCGCATCACTTCCCGGAGGGGCGCCAGATGGGTGTTCCCGGATTCAACGGGCATCATCACAAGCACATCGTCTGGCCGTTCTACTCGCCGCAGTTCGGCTCGAGCGAATGGCATCAGCTAGGGTGCGGTCACGCGAGAGCGGCGACGTACTGCGCTGGCGAGAAGTGGGCTCTAGGCTTCATGCTGTGTCACGTCGACACGCAGAGGAAGCACACACAGTTCGAATACATCGAGTTGCGTGGTCACGCCATGATCGGCGGCCGGTTCTATGAGCGGCATCCAGACGAGTTCGTTGGGTCATGACTCCCGCCACCATCCACGCCCCAATAGCCGCATACTTCGCAATTCTGCTGGCGGTGGTGGTTCCGCCGAGAGGGTGAGATCGCTCAACAGTGAGGTAGCTCAGTGATTGGAGAGCGGCAGGCTTAGGGCTCGCCCGAACCTGCAGGTCGCTGGTTAAAGTCCAGCCCTCACTCTTGAGCGAACACAGAATTTAAGACTATGGGACGCAAATCCAAGCTTACCGAAGAACAGTGGGCGCAGATACGCACGCGCCTGCTTGAGGGTGAGTCAGGCCGCGCCCTTGCCGAAGAGTTCGGCGTCTCCGAGACAGCGATCCGAAAGAAAGTAAGTTCGCAGGTTTCGGAAATAAAAAGCGTTGCGAATCAAATAGCTACCGCGCAGACCGCACTTTCGAAACTTCCGATTAGTTCGCAGATAAGTGCGCAAACTTTGGCGCAACGGCTGATGTCGATCAGCAATCACCTGGCGAGCGCGGCAGACTACGGCGCGGCCACGGCTCACCGTCTTGCTGGCATCGCCCATATGAAGGCGTCCGAGATTGATGACGGCGCACCCCTCACCGAGGAAAGCATGCAGACCCTAAAGGGCGTCGCAGTCCTTTCCCGCATGGCTAACGAGGCGAGCGAGATCGGTGTGAACCTCCTGAAGGCGAACAAAGAAATAGCGGCCGGCGGCGGCGAAGACGTACCGACGAGCCTCGATCACTTCTATGGAGCAAGCTAGCCAGCCGACTCTGAATCCGGTTCTGCGCGCCTTCTGGGCGGCAAAGATAGTGGGCGATAAGCCCGTCCGGAACCGCGTCCTGTATGGCGGTCGCGCATCGTCCAAGTCATGGGACGCAGCAGGCTTCGCAACCTATCTGGCGAGTAACGCCAAGCTGCGCTTTCTGTGCGTCCGCCAGTTTCAGAACAAGATTGAAGAGTCGGTATATACGCTCCTGAAGAATCAGATTGACCGGTTCGGGCTAACCAGCCAGTTCCGTGTTCTCGACAACAAGATTGTCGGGCGCAAGACTGGCTCGGAGTTTCTGTTCTACGGTCTCTGGCGCTCCATTGACGAAATCAAGTCGCTGGAAGGCATTGATGTTCTCTGGATTGAGGAGGGTCACAACCTTACCGAAGACCAGTGGAAAATCCTCGAAGCGACAATCCGCAAGCAAGGGTCGCAGGTCTGGATTATTTTCAATCCCCGCCTCTCGACAGATTTCGTCTACAAGCGCTTCGTTGTCAACCCGCCTCCAGGCACATTAGTTCGGCGCATCAACTACGACGAGAACACGTTCCTCTCGCAGACAATGCGGGATGTCATTGAGGCCGCCAAGGCTGAAGACGAAGACGAGTTCAATCACATCTACCTTGGCCAACCCAAGGACGATGACGATGACGCGATCATCAAGCGTTCGTGGATCATGGCTGCAGTGGATGCACACAAGACACTCGGATTCGAACCGTCTGGTGCCAAGCGTATCGGTTTCGACGTCGCTGATTCTGGCGCGGACAAGTGCGCCAATGTGTATTCGCATGGCTCCGTGGTCCTGTGGGCCGATGAATGGAAGGCTGGCGAGGACGAGTTGCTGAAGTCTTGCAGCCGCACCTACGCAGCCGCCAAAGAGCGCGACGCCCAGATTCATTACGACTCGATTGGTGTCGGCGCGTCTGCCGGCGCGAAGTTCAAGGAAGTCAACGAGGCATCGACCGATCGTTTCCCTGTCCGCTACGAGAAGTTCAACGCTGGTGGCGCAGTGTGGGAGCCGGAGCGTGAGTATCAGCCCAAGGTGAAGAACAAGGACATGTTCTCGAACATCAAGGCGCAAGCCTGGTGGATGCTGGCCGATCGCTTTCGCAATACGTTCAATGCGATTCGCCGCGGCGAGAAGTTCAGCGACGACAAGCTAATCAGTATTTCGGCAGACTGCCCGCACCTTGATCGGCTTATCGACGAACTGTCGACGCCTAAGCGCGATTACGACCAGAACGGACGCGTGAAGGTGGAAAGCAAGAAAGACCTCGCCAAGCGTGAGGTAGCGTCGCCTAATCTCGCAGATGCATTTGTTATGTGCTACGCGCCGGGCGGAAATAATCTCGACATTTGGGCGAAGCTTGCGGGCTAAATCTGCTCGAAGGCCTCGTGCCACAAAAAAGGAAATTCCTCTAGCATGGCAAAGTCACGTCGAAACCAGAAGGCAGGCGTGACAGTAGCGCGTACCAACGATTCGTTTGTCAATGCCTCCGCTAACCTTGGGTGGGGCACAAACAATCAGTCATCAGCCTCGCAGTACGCGCTGTCGTATCAAAGCCGCAACCGGGTCAACCTCGAGGCCGCATACCGCGGCAGTTGGGTAGTCCGCGCTGCTGTTGATGCCATGCCGGAAGACATGACCCGGTGCGGTATCGAGATGACCGGCATTGAGCCCGAAGACATCGCCCTGATCGAGCGCGACATGATGCGCCTCGCGATCTGGGACGCGTTATGCGATGACGGCAAGTGGGCCAATCTGTACGGCGGCTGTCTGGCTGTCATGCTGATTGATGGGCAGGACTTCGAGACGCCCTTGCGTCCGGAGGCGATCGCCAAAGACCAGTTCAAGGGATTGCTGATCCTTGACCGCTGGATGGTCTCGCCGCCCGTTGGCGACGTCGTGACTGAGTTCGGCCCAGACATGGGCAAACCGGTCTATTACAACGTCATTGCAGACTATGCCGCGATCCCGAAAGCGAAGATCCACTATTCGCGCGTGATCCGTCTGGATGGCATGGATTTGCCCTTCTACCAGCGCGTGAGCGAAAACGGCTGGGGCCTGTCCGTGCTTGAGCCGATGTGGGATCGCCTGATCGCATTTGACAGCGCGTCTGTCGGTGCGGGCCAGCTAATTTACAAAGCCCACCTTCGCACTATGACGATTGAAGGGCTGCGCGACATCATTGCGATGGGCGGCCCCGCTCTCGCCGGCCTGAAGGCGCAGATGGAATTTACGCGCTTCGCCCAGACGAACGAAGGTATGACGCTGGTCGATTCAAAAGACAAGTTTGAGGCGCACACATATGCGTTCTCCGGCCTGTCCGACATGCTCACGCAGTTCGCTCAGCAGTTGTGCGGCGCGTTGGGCATGCCGTTCACCCGTCTGTTTGGTCAATCGCCTACCGGTTTGAATGCTACCGGCGAAGGCGAAATGAAGCAGTGGCACGAGAAGGTCAAACAGAACCAGGAAAGGCGCCTGCGCAACCCGCTGCATCGCCTCCTGTCCGTCATGTCGATGTCGACTCTCGGCAAGCCGCTTCCTGATGACTTCGCATTCGAATTCCGAAACCTTCAGGAAATGTCGGAGAAGGAAAAGTCGGAGATAGCCAAGTCGACCGTAGAGGCCGTGACTGCTGCAGTCGATGCGAATCTGTTGACCGTCAGCGACGGCATGAAGGAGTTGAAAGCATCGGCTCCGAATACCGGCATGTTCGGCGGCATCACGGACGAGGATATCGCCGAAGCCGAAGAGCAGGAAAAGAACGCCCCGCCACCCGGCGAGATGGACTTGCCTGATGTGTCGAAGCTGACGGGCGATTCTGGCAGCGCGTTGGACTGGATCAAGAAACGGATTAGGAGGACGTGAGAAATGACAAGCCAAATTTTCACCTTGGACGAAATCGCCACCGACCTGCGTCTGGTGCAAGCGGCGCACGGCATCAACGACAAAGAAATGAGCGATGCACTTCGCCTGTTCGGCGCATCGATTGGAGCCCCAATTGATATTAGCGATCTGATCGACAGCGAGCAGTAGACTTCAAGCACGAAAACTACAAATGACCATCACCCTTGACCGCAAGCGCAGCCGCAATCCGGTCAAGACGCAGCGCATAGAGCAGCGGTACGCCCTGCAGCTTCGCAAGGTCGCGCAGCAAGTCGGATCGATCATCGCGCCCTTCACACCCGGCGACATGTCGCAGGTGCCGACGATCGAGCAGCTGCTCAAAGCCTACTCCGACATGCTCAAGGGCTGGGCGACGCAGACCGCCAGCAACATGCTGATGGACGTCGCGCTACGTGACGAGCAGGCGTGGCAGACGATGGCGAAGGAGCTATCGCGAGGCCTACGCGAAGAAATCCGCAAGGCACCAACCGGGCGAGTGATGCAGCAGTTGCTGGCCGATCAGGTCGAACTGATCCAGAGCATTCCACGCGAAGCGGCGCAGCGGGTGCATCGGTTGACGCTTGAGGGATTGGAGAATTCCACCCGCGCCAAAGAGATCGCCGCCGAGATCATGCGATCGACGAGCGTTACAGAGTCTCGCGCCGTCCTTATTGCCCGCACAGAAGTCGCTCGCACATCAACAACGCTCACGCAGGCACGCGCGCAGGCAATCGGCGCCGACTCATACATCTGGCGCACCAGCGGCGACTCAAGCGTCCGCAGTGACCACAAGAAACTCAACGGCAAGATATTCCAGTGGAATAACCCGCCGGTTGCCGACGAGCGATCGGGTGAACGCGCGAACCCAGGCTGTATTTGGAATTGTCGCTGCTTTGCTGAACCCATCATTCCAGACTGAGTAGACATGAAATCAGACGAAGAAATCCTCGGAGAGTACGTGATCTGGCTGGAAGCGAATGGCAACAACTTCGTGCAGTCCATGGCTAGCGCGTTCATGAATGCTGCCCCCGAGTGGTACGCCAGCAAACTGAAATACGAAGCCGAGAACGGCGAACCAATCACCCCGGATTAAATAATGGCCCTCCCCGATTTCATATTTACCGGCGAAGCTGTGATTGCTGCCAATGGCACGTCACAAACCGTCACGGTGCCGGCTATCGGTACGCCGACACAAGTCATCCTGACCAATCTCGGTCCCGGTGTTGCCTATGTCGGCTATGGCGCATCAGTGACGGTCGCTGCCGGCCATCCGCTTGTTCCCAACGTCCCTGTGACGATGAACCTCAACGCCCAGACGGCGATTGCCGCGATCACGACCGGCGATAACGCGCAGGTGCGCATTACTGCAGCGAAGTAAGCCATGCCAGAACCCTGCAAATGCGGCGCGTGCAAATCGAAGCGCACAACCGACTCGATCACTACGACCGGTTTTTTCGCTGATGAGGAGCTAGGACCAAATCAGTCCGAGACCCCAGAGGGTTACCTTATCTGCGAATCGGTGCCCATAGCGCGTACCGGCATTCAGGAATACGCCGACATCGAGTTCCCCGAGCTTGAGGCGGGTCCGGACGGAATCATCTACGTCGAGCGCACGCCTGAAGTCGTGTTTGCGCCTGAGACCCTGGCGAGCCTGCTTGGCAAGTCCGTCACGATCGGCCATCCGAAAGAGTTCGTTACGCCCGATACGTGGGCGGTTCTCACCAAGGGAACGATCCACAATCCGCGCCGCGGCGAAGGCGATAAAAGCGACCTTCTACTGGCCGATCTCCTCATCACAGACAAATTCGCAATCAACGAAGTCCGCAACAACGGCCTACGCGGTATCAGCGTGGGCTATGACGCGGACTATGAGCAAATCGCGCCGGGACGAGCGCGGCAAACCACCATCGTGGCGAATCATGCGGCACTCGTGCCGAACCCTCGATGCGGTCCAGTTTGTTCCGTCCAAGACTCACTACACCCCTCCCTTGGAGATCAATCAATGGCAACGAAGAAAGGCGCTGAATCCCTCAAGGACAAGCTGCGCAAGCTCTTCATGACGCGCGATTCGGAAGCCTTCGAAAAAGCGTTGTCTGAGGAAGTCAAGGACGAAGGCATGGAGGGCGGCGAAGGCCAGCACATCCATATCCACATGCCCGGCGACAAGCAGGACGAAACGAAGGACGACGAGACCGAAGTCGATCCGATGGCGCAGGTCATGGACTCGATCAAGGGCATTGCCGATTCTGTCGCCGCTCTGAGTGAGCGGATGGACAAATACGAATCGGCCGGCGCAACCAAGGACTCGGACGAAGAGAAGAAGGACGAGACCAAGGACGCAGACGAGTCGGAAGAAAAGAAGGACGAAACGAAAGACGAGGATGATCCCGACGAGGACAACCCGAAGGACGACGTTTCGGCCACGAACGATTCCGCCGCTCTCCGCGACGAGTTCCAGGACGCCAAGGCCCGCGCCGAAATCCTCGCCCCCGGCGTGAAGCTGCCGACGTTCGATGCGAAGCTTGACGGCAAGAAGACCGCCGACGCCATCTGCGTTCTGCGTCGCCGCGCCCTCCGCGCCTCGCTCGAGAACAGCAATGCTGACCTCGTGCGCGCCATCGTTGGCGATGCCGACGTGTCGAAGATGACGTGCGATGCCGCAAAGATGGCGTTCCATGCCGCCTCGGAACTCGTGAAACAGAAGAACAAGAGCGTCGCTCGCAAGACGACCGACGCTGCAGCCGAAGCCGTTGACATCAACAAGATCCACGCCGATTTTTGGGCGTCCCGCAAAGCTTAAGGAGCCGACATGCCCTCGTTGCAAGCTTATCAATTCCGCATGCCGG